TTGCCGGCCTTCATGGCGCGCAGGGCCAGCTCGGCGGGCTCTTCTGCGATCAGGCAGGCCGCTGAGCGGTTGAACCGGTCCGGCATGGTCAGGCCGTGCTGCAGGACGTATTCACCGATGCGCAGGCCGACGCTGTACTCGCCCGCGTCGAAGTGCCAGAGCATGAGCGTGGTGAGCACTTCGTCCTGGGCACCTTTGCCAGCACCGAGCACGCCGTCGATATACGGGGCGTAATCAGGCAGCAGGCGCAGCTTTAGCTCCGCTTTGGCTTCCTGGCTTTGAACCTGGTGCAGCTGCTGCCGGTGCTGATGCAGCTGGGCGAGCTGCATCTCGTAGGCAGTTGCGCCTTCCATGGTAAGGGCTGGGCCAACGGAAGCGGCCGCCTTGGCGGCGCGCTTGCGTTGTTGGTTTTGCTGTGCAGGGGACAATGCCACGGTTACACCTCGGTGATGTTCTCGACCAGGGCCACCAGGCCGAAGTCTTCGATGACGTAGGCATCGTTGGACGACTGATAGTCGGCGATGCGGTCGTATTCCGGCTCATCCTTGATGTGGCGACGGCGGGCGCCTTCCTGCCAGTAGATCGACAGGTTTTTCAGCGTGGTCACCATGACGGTATTGTCTGGGAAGTAGGGCGCGTCGTAGGGGCGCAGACCACCCAGGCGAGCGTTGCTAATGATTTCATCTGCAGCGTTATCTTCCTGATTGGACTCGGCGCCACGCTCGACCGCTTTCAGCAGCTTGCCGTGCAGCAGGTTGCGAGAAACGAACACGCGCAGATCAGGGTGGTTGCGGTGCCAGGGGTCGAGCATCTGTACAGCGTCGAATACCAGGGAATCCAGCGACTTGTAGTCGCCAGTGGCACCGATGGTGACCTGGCCAGATGCCGGGGCCACCTCATCAAGAACGCGATCCGCTGCGCCGGTGCGGACTTTCTGCAACCAGCCGATGTTGACATCTTCGCCGAGCGGGTTTGCGTCCGGGTCGGTCTCAGTGGCAGCGCTGATACCGTTGAAGCCGATCATGATGCGGTCCAAGCCCTGACGAATCGCAATCGCATTGCTCAGGCGTGACTGGAAGTCTGGAAACTTTGCCCACTGGTCAAGAACCGCGTAGGCGAAAGCCGTATCAAAATCAGTTTTCTTGCAGTTGTACTCATCCATGCTGAGCGCTTTGCGATCAGTAGGGGTGCGGCGGTTGCCACCAGCGGTGTTGGTGCGGCGAGCGATGGGGCCGTTCACGCCCAGCAGCAGAGACTGGCCCGATTGCTCCTGCACACCCATCATGTTGATGCCTTTGAGCAGGTCGGTTGATTCCTGGATCGCAGTTTCCAGGGACTGCTGCACTGTGGGTTCTACGTTGAACTTGTGCGCAGCATCGGCTACTGCGTTCAGGAGTGCAATTTGGCTCAGGTAGCCGCTAAATACGTATCGTGTTTCTGTGCGCATGAGGTGCTCCGTGCATCAAGGTTGGTCAGGCATTGCAGCGTTTGGTTAGGGTCAGAACTTCGCCAGGGTCTTACCGTCGCCACCGGTCGCCGGTGGGCGCTGGCTGTGGCTACGCTCAGGCTCTTCGCCGAGTTTGGTTTGCAGCGTTTCGAGCTGCTCGGATGTCCCCTTGTAGTCTTTGCGCAGTTGATCCAGATCGGCCTTGATCTGGGTGAAGTTCTTGTCCTGGTCGGCCAGGTGCTGGGCGAGTGCTTCGACGCTTTCACCCAGTTCGTCGAATAGGGTGGCGTCCTTGCCTGCTTTGTCCTTATGCAGGCCCATGATCTCCTTCACTCGGAACAGGAGACCTTCGGCTTTGCTGGGGTCGTCAGGGGTGACGGTGTCAAAACTGAGTTCCACCTCCACCGCTTCGGAAAACAGGTTTTCGCTGTGCAGCTTGCGGCTGGCCAACGGGTTGGCGGCAGACTGCGATGAAAAGGCGAGCATCTCGGTACCCAGGCTGGCGGGGCTGTCGGTGACGCCCAGGCCTTGCATGTAGGCTTTACCCGTGTCTGCAAAGCGCGGGTTGATCTCGATGCTGGTGTACAGCTTCTGGCGGTTCTTGTTCATGGTGATCAGGTCGTCAGTCGGCTCGATCTGAGCGAACAGGGCCAGGCGCTTCTGGCCTGCTATTTCGACTTCTTCTGCCTTGAGGGCAACCACATCGCCATAAGCGCGGAACGGGCCTTCGGGTGTGACGCTGCGCAAGTGCTCCATCCAGATCCGCGCTGCGTAGGTATTGGGGTTATAACTGGCGGCGGCTTCTTCGATCCACTGGCGTTCGATCTTACGGCCGTCGGTGGTGGCGCCCTCTACGGCGACGCGGAAGAACTTGGAGCGAAATTTGGTTGTCATGCCTTGCGTCCTCAATCCTGAAACCTGATAGGTGTTGAGGGCATGTTCGGCAGTGCGGCTGCTGCCAGCAATGCACGGCGAGTGGGGCGGGGGGCGCTACACCCTGGGGTTGCAGCTGCGCGCGCGGGAGGGCGTCAGCATCTGCCACATGAATGCTATTGCTCAAGCGCCAACTGATAATCGCCGCCACGCCAGATTCCTATTCTGGACGGGCTGGCGCATCTGCGATATCGCCGACCACCTGGGCGAGAAGGCAAAGACCGTACACAGCTGGAAGGACCGCGACGGCTGGGACAAGGCCGATACTGTAGAGCGAGTCGATGGCGCTTTGGAAGCCCGCATGGTTCAGCTGATCATCAAAGATCAGAAAACCGGTGGCGATTACAAAGAGATCGATTTGCTCGGCAGGCAGCTGGAGCGCACCGCACGGATTAAGCGCTATCAGGCCGGCGGTACCGAAACAGACCTGAACCCCAATATCGCCGCCCGCAATGCCGGGCCGAAGAAGGCACCGACGCGTAATGAGCTGAGCGAAGAGCAGATCGAGCAGCTGGTCGACGCTTTCCGTGAAGGGTGCTTTGACTACCAGCTGGACTGGTACCGCGCGGGCAGCATGCGCACCCGCATGATTCTCAAGTCGCGGCAGATTGGGGCTACCTGGTACTTCGCCCGGGAAGCGCTGATCGATGCCATCACCACCGGCCGCAACCAGATCTTTCTGTCTGCCAGTAAAGCCCAGGCGCACCAGTTCAAAACCTACATGCAGACGTTCCTCCTGGAAGTGGTTGGCGTGAAGTTGACGGGTGATCCCATTGTGCTGTGGAACGGCGCCGAGCTGCACTTCCTCGGTACCAACTACCGCACCGCCCAGGGGCGCAGCGGTAACTTCTACTTTGACGAGTTCTTCTGGGTACAGGGCTTTGACCAGATCAACAAAGTGGCCAGCGGCATGGCCCTGCACAAGAAGTGGCGCAAAACCTATTTCAGCACGCCATCCACCATGGCGCACGAGGCCTACACGCTCTGGACTGGCGAGCGCCGGAACAAACGGTTGCCCGCTGACAAGCGAGTGAAAATTGATGTTGGCCATGACCGGTTGCAGCTGGGGCGGCTGTGCGAAGACAGGATGTGGCGGCAGATCGTCACGATTCTGGATGCGGCAGACCGGGGCTGTGATCTATTCGACCTGGAAGAGCTGCGCGAAGAGTACAGCCCGGAAGAGTTCAACAACCTGCTGATGTGCCAGTTCATTGATGACGGCGACAGCATATTCCCGCTCAAGCTACTGCAGCCCTGCATGGTCGATACCTGGGAAACGTGGGACGACCACAAGCCGTTTGCTGACCGGCCCCTCGCTGACCGTCCAATTTGGATTGGATATGACCCTGCCGAGAACGGTGACAGCGCGGGCTTGGTAATTGTGGCGCCGCCATTGGTGGCTGGTGGTCCATTCCGCGTGCTGGAGCGCCATCAGTTCAGGGGCATGGATTTTCAGGCTCAAGCCGAGTTCATCCGCAAGGTGACGTTGCGGTACCGGGTGACCTATATCGGCATCGATACCACGGGCATGGGCTCAGGGGTTGCGCAGTTGGTGCGCCAGTTCTTCCCGGGCCTTACCACGTTTAGCTACTCGCCCGAGGTGAAAGTGCGCCTGGTGATGAAAGCCATGGACGTGATTCGCAACGCCCGCCTGCAGTTCGATGCCGGCTGGACCGATCTGGCAGCCAGCCTGATGGCTATTCGCAAAACCATGACACCCAGCGGCCGGCAGATGACCTTCATGGCTGGCCGCACAGATGACACAGGCCATGCCGATCTGGCGTGGGCACTTTTTCACGCAATACACAACGAGCCGCTGGAGGGCCGCAACGGCACCAACACGGCAAGAATGGAGATTATTGGATGAGCAACGAGACACCCGCAGCCGGCAAGAAAGATGGCATTCAGGCGTTCACCTTCGGTGACCCAATGCCGGTGCTCGATAGCCGAGAGATAATGGACCATCTGGAATGCTGGATGAATGGCCGCTGGTATGAGCCGCCGCTGTCGCTCAATGGCCTGGCAAAGGCGACCAGGGCATCGGTATTCCTGCAATCGGGGCTGATGTTCAAGCGCAACATGCTCAGCCGCTCGTTTGTGCCACACAAGATGTTGACTCGTGAGCACTTCGAGCAATACGCGCTGGACTTTCTCTGGAGTGGTAACGGCTACCTGGAGCTGCAGGAAAACCGGCTGCGCGATCCTATGCGGCTGCTGCCGACGCTTTCAAAGTACACCCGCCGTGGCGCGGATCTGGACACTTACTACCAGGTGCGGGGCTGGAAGGATGAGCACCCGTTCAAGAAGGGCTCGGTATTCCAGCTGCGCGACGCGGACATCAACCAAGAGATCTATGGTGTGCCGGAATGGTACGCGGCATTGCACAGCGCGTTGCTGAACGAAAGTGCCACGCTATTTCGCCGCAAGTATTACCAGAACGGATCGCACGCCGGCTTCGTGCTGTACATCAACGACACCGTGCACAATGAGCAGGACATCAGCGCGATCAGCGACGCCATGAAGCAGAGCAAAGGCCCTGGTAACTTCCGCAACCTTCTGGTGTACGCACCTGGTGGAAAGAAGGACGGCCTGCAGGTGATCCCGATCAGTGAGGTGGCGGCAAAGGATGATTTCGGCTCGATCAAGAACGTGAGCCGTGACGACCAGCTCGCCGCACTGCGCGTGCCACCTCAACTGCTGGGCATCGTCCCGGCCAACGCCGGCGGCTTCGGTTCGTCCCGTGAGGCGACCCAAACCTGGACAGACAACGAGCTGCTGCCGCTGCAGGCTCGCTTCACCTCCATCAACGATTGGATCGGCGAAGAGGTGATCAGCTTTGACAACAACATCGAGCCGAAAGGGCCGCGCCTCAGCTGACCCACAACGCAAACGAAAAAGCCGCCGAGAGGGCGGTTTTTTTGTGCCTACGCGACCAAGAAAAGATGCCGTTTGCAGCACGATAAACCCCAGCACACCATAGCATTTCCAGCCCCATAGCACCAGCAAAAGCAGCCCCCGCGCCCAGTAATCTAGGGCCTTCCAGCGCTCCCGCCCCTGGCCGTCCAGCACCCGATTTTGCACCCGGCGCGCGCAGTCTTCCCCCCACCTCACCTGCGGGCTTTATGCGTCGCTTTTTCTGCACCCCTGCACAGGGCTTTCTGCCAGCCAGCACAGCGGCCTTCGGGGTAATCTCGGTCTGGTTGCCTTCCTCGGATTTCCGCAGGCAGGGGGCCTTTACAGGGGCGCTGACAGGGCTATTGCTCAGTCTCAATTCTGCATAAAGGTAATTTCTGTAATCAGCGGATGTTATCGACTGCTAGGGCGCATGATTACTGGCTTGGAGTGGTTACACAAAAAGGTGATTTTACGTAATGTGAAATGTAATTTTTTTGTAAGTGACTGATTTAAAAGGAGATGCTTTTTCACAATGGTTGCATGCTTAAAACGTAATTTGGTTACCCTAATATTGCAGTTTAATCACGTTTAGAAAGTTTATTTAAGTATATGAATATAATGATAATTTATGTGTTTTAATTGAAAAATTACAAAAATTACCTTTTATCGATTCCAGAACCTAAAGCGGTATTCTGCCCCAGCTCGACCGCGCTGATGATCTCGTCACTATCAATCCTGGGAACACTCTGGGAACACAAAAACCGCTTTTACTCTCTCGCTATCCATGTAGAATGCGGCCTCTGGTGGGCCAGCGCATGCGTTGGTGGATTCGAGTCTCTCCGTCCGCACCATATAATCAACTGCTCTATGAGACAGTTGGTGACGTGTCAAAAAGCCTGCCTGAATATAGTTGAATTCAAGCCAGTGCTGCACATCGCAAGAAGCCGCTCCCAAATAGCCGTTCACTGGCTGCTAAGCGCGGCTTTTTTCGTTTCTGATGTTCTCTAAATACGCTTGGCTTTGATGCCGCGCGCCTTTCTGGTTACAGCGCTTGGCCAATTTTATTCCCCTGACTCTCTGGGCATGCATCACATGCC